AAAAAAAAGAATTCAAATAAAAAAATTTCATTTTAAAAAAATATAAAAAAATATAAAATTTAATTTAATTTATAATTCTATATTATATAAACAAAAATGTCTGCTATATCTGATCACATTCAATTAGAAAAATCAAAAGAAACAAAATATCCCCCTTTATTTAATAAACGAGAATGGTTGTATATTAATGATACAACCACTCAATATGACCAGGGGACATCAATTATTGAAACAGCTGCTCTTTCTAATAATGATAAATTTTTAGACTACAATGCTGGTTATTTAACTGTTCCTATTTTAATTACTTTAACTAATAATACTGCTACTACTGCTGGTTTGGCGGCTGATCCTGCTACTCTACCTTATACTCAATCACTTGGATTTAAACAATCATTTTTATCTATGATTAATTCTATTACTGTCGATCTAAATGGACAATCTATGGTTCAACAAAATCAACTTATAGATATTTACAATAATTTTCGTCTTTTAACAAATGAGAGTTGGACTTCTCAGAACCGATGGAGTACCATTGGATTTTACCCTGACTTGGTGAGCGAGGCCGGTTTATCTACTGCTAATAATAAATATGCCCCTGCAAATACTACTGCTAATAACGCTGACGCTAACGAAGGTTTAACTAAAAGAATAAGTTATATTAATTTGGATCATGAAGGAGTTTCTTTGGAAGGTGTTAATAGTTCATTAGTATCAAGTCTTATTTCAGAAGATCAAATTAAGCAATTATATTTATCTCATATTTCTAAAAAAGGTGTCGGAGTTCTTAATGTTAGTTCTCCTGTCGTTCAATACTCGGTTAAAGCTACTATTATGCTCAAAGATATTCATCCTCTTTTTGAAATAATACCTATATCTAAAAGTTTAAATTTTAAAATACAAATATTCTGGAACAACTCCGCTTTCACAGCGACTCATACCGCGACAGTCGGTGCTGTCGATGGTATTTACACAGCTCAATCTGCTCAATACCGTGCCTACAATGGAACTATCCCTTTAATGTTAAATAATTTTGTTTCTGGTTTTGGTGTTTCTAGTGCTGGAACTATAAGAGCGAGTGTTTATGTTGGTGACACTTGTCACGATTCAATTCAAAAATCAATTACTACAGGTTTATTGACTGGTGCTGTTGGAAAACAAGTTGAATTATGGGTCCCTGCGTATCAAATGTTGGTTGATGTTGACCGCGATTATTCTAATGGTCACAATAAAATAATAACTTATAATGATTATTATCAGTTTAGTCTTAAAGGTGTTGCTGCTAATGGCACTTTCAATCATTTAGTGTCTAATGGTATTGCTAATTTAAAAGCTTGTCTAATTGTTCCTATGCTTAGCAGTTTAAATAATAATGTTAATGTATTCGATGATGGTCTTCCGCAATCTTTTGCGCATATCAATCAATTCAACGTCATGGTGGGCGGGGCTAATGTTCTACATCAAGATTCGAGGTATGCTTATCAAGAATTTAATAATGAATTTTTTAATGAATTCGGCATTAATGGTAATCAATCGCCTGGTATTGGCTCTGGTTTAATTGATTTCAAGTCGTGGGTCAAGAAGCCGTATTACTATGTCAACTGTTCAAGGGTACCATTAGATCAACAGATGACGTATAGATCTTTACAAATTACAGGAACAAATTCGAGTGCTTTAGCAATGGATTATTACATCTTCGCAATTTATGAAAAGAATTTTAGTTTAGATATAATTTCTGGTGTTACTGCAAAAATCGGATTATAAAATTTATCATATTCTATAACAAATTTAAAATAAAACAAAATAAAAAAATAAAATAAAAATTGAATTAATAAAAAATAAAATTATTATATTATATATAAAATAATTTTATAAAATGAATAAAATTCAAATTGATTTATCAGAAGGTCAAAAATCAAAACTCCGTAATGGGCATTCTATTCGAATTTCTCCGAAAATGATTGGAAGTGGTGTTGATATGATAATTGATACCATGACTATGAATAATATGTTTAAAAAACTTGATAGAGGAAAAGGAATTGTAATGGGATTATCAAAAGCAGAAATTGATGAAAATAAAATGGAAGGAACAGGATTATTTGGATCGGGTAATAAATCAGGCAAAATTTCGAGGTTCAAAAAAGCGAACAAATGGGCCGGGTTTTCTGAAAATCTTGTCAATACTGGAATGGATTTAGGAGAAAGAGGGTTATCAATAATGAATAAACAAAAAGATAGACAATCGCCGATGGGACAACTTAAAGCTGCTTTTGGAGGAGAAATGGAAGGAGGAAAATTAAGTCTTTCTGGAATAAAAAAAACATATAATTCAAAAATTAAAAATTCTAAATTAGGAACTGCCTTGCGAAAAACAACTGGGAATATTCTTGGAGATATTTATGATAAAAGCGAAAATAAATTAGGAAAAAATAAATATACAATCCCTATAAGTGAATATATGAAAGATGAAAAAACTGGAAATGTAGATAAATTAACTAAACTTTCTGGGGTTGGATTGCGTCTTCAAGGCAATGGAATGCGTTTAAGTGGAGGAAGATCCTGTGGAATGTGTGGTGGCGGAGGTTATGATGATAAATTTATTTTTGCTAATCAAAGTTTATAAAAAAATTATAAAATATTAAAAAATAAAATATTAAATTAAAAAAATAAATTTATTATATAATATATAATTATAATATATAATAAAATGTTGAGTAATTTTGATATAGATTTATTAGTTAAAAAACTCGGAATAAAAAATTTTCAGGGATGTTTTTATAAAGATAAATTAAAAGAAATTAAATCTAATTCAAGTTATATATTAAATTTGAATAGCGAATTTGATGAAAATGGAAATAGAAATAAAGGAAGTCATTGGGTTGCCCTTTGTGTTGATGATGATAAACAAGGAATTTATTTTGATTCGTATGGATTAGACCCACCTAAAGAAATTAAAAATTTGTTAAAAAGTAATCAATATAAAATAGGAAATACAACTAAAAATATACAATCATTAATGAGTAATTTATGTGGTTTCTTCTGTCTTGCTTTTATATATTTTTTGAATGTAAGTAAATTTAGAACGAAGAATATTATATATGATGCATCAATTTATATTGATTTATTCGAAGATTTAGATTTGACTCATGATGTTTTTAAAAATGAATATGTTTTAAGTCTTTTCTTTTCAGACAAAGAAAGTAAGAAGTTATTATTCGAAAATAACAATATAGGAATGAATGAAAATAATAAAATTGATAATACATTTAATATAGAAGACAAGAAAATAAGAAAATGAAAATTTTGAAAATTACTTAAAAGATTGAGTTTATATAAGACTAAGTGAGATTATTTAATTTGTTAGAAAATGCCTAAAATTCCTTTGAATTATTCGACTTGTTGTATTTATAAGATAGAACATATTGAGAATGATAATTTAGTGTATGTAGGACATACTACAAATTTTACGAAAAGAAAATGCCAACATAAATATATCTCTAAAAGTGAAAAAAATAAGGTTCATAACTTCAAAGTTTATCAAATGATAAGTGATAATGGAGGATGGGATATGTTTAGAATGATTGAAATAGAAAAGTACCCGTGTAATGATAAAAGGGAAGCTGAGAAAAGAGAATGTGAAGTTATGAAAGAACTAAAAGCAAATATGAACTCGATAATGAGCTATACTAGTGACGAAGAAAAGAAAGAAAAATCTACCTTGTATAAAAAGAATTATTATGCTATAAATAAGGATGAAGTGACAGAAAAACAGAAAATGTATAATAAAACGAGAATTGAAGAATTAAAGCAGTATAAAAAAGAATACAGCGAGATTAACAAAGACAAACAAAGAGAACAAAAAAAAGAATGGTATGAGAAAAACAAAGAAAAAATAAAAGCAGAACGTAAAGAACATTATAACAACAATAAAAAACAAGTGCTGGAAAAACAAAAAATATATAATGAAAATAACAAGGAAAAAATTAAGGACAGAAAACGGCAATTGTATATTAAAAGTAAAAAGGAAAATAATTTATTCATTGAAGATAAACCTTTATAATTATAATTGATGTTCTTCTGTTATAATTGGGTTACTATTATTACTTTCATTTGATGAGATACTCCCTTCATCATCAATATATAATTTATGATGTAATGATAATAATTTATCATTTTTTGTAATATTATTTAAAATTTGACTATTTTCTATTAGATTAGTATATTTAGAATAAACTTTATTTAAATATAGTAATCCATCTATTCCTCTATTTTCTTTTGGTAATGATAATAATTTAAAAATGTCTAGTGCTAAGCTTTTATATTGAATTGCTAATTCTTGCTCTTGTGAAGAATTTTCAGTTATTTTCATATATAATTTCGTCGATGTTAAAATAGTAATCAACATTGATATTGCACAAGTAACAACTGATATTGTTTCTTGATGTATAAATTTTTCGGATCCAACTGAAAAAGAACTTGAAAAAACACTTAATATTATAACCGGTATTTCAAAATATTTGGAACAATTCAAATAATATAAATGATTTTTAATATGTTTAGATGCTAACATGATAGAATTTAAACGAATTTTATCTAATAAACTATCAACGGGTTGATTCCAATTATTCATTTATACTTATTACAAATAAAAAAAGAATAAAAAAAGAATAAAATAAGATCATATAATAAATAAAAAATATAATTTTATATAAATGGAAAATTCAATTTATAATAATGATTGTTTTAATATCTTTGATAAAATAGAAAATAAAGTAATTGATTTAGTTTTAGTTGATTTGCCATATGGTCAAACAGATTGTTATTGGGATATTTGTATTGATTTACAAGAAATGTGGAAAAGTTTAAAAAGAATTTGTAAAGATAAATGTCAATTTGTTTTTTTTACAACAACAAGATTTGGATATAAATTAATTGAAAGTAATCCTAAATGGTTTAGATATGATTTAGTATGGGAAAAATATATTGCTGTTGGTTTTTTAAATGCAAATAAAATGCCGTTAAGATCTCACGAAATGATTTATATTTTTAGTAGTCAAAATACTGATGATATTGAATTATCGCGAAATATAGAAATGAGAGAATATGGTAAAAATGTTCTAAAATTTATAGATAAAACTTCTAAACAAATTGAACGCGAATTAGGACATAGAAAAGCAGAACATTTTTTACAAAGAACCTCAACCACTCAATTTTCATTACCAACCGAAAAAACATACAACGAATTAATAGAAAAATATAATATTGATAAAATGGAAGGATATTTAACATTTGATAATTTAAAAAAATACGAGAGAAAAGAAATAACAAAAATATATAATCCACAAAAAACACCAGGAAAACCTTGGAAAGTTAAAGAACATAATTTAAGAGATATTGGTGTTTATGGAAGCAAGAGACTACCAGCACACGAAAACATAACAGGAAATAGACATCCAAAATCAGTTTTAAAATATCATCAATCGAGTGAAAAATTACACCCAACACAAAAACCACTTGAATTATGCGAATGGTTAATAAAAACTTATTCTAATGAAGGGGATTTAGTATTAGATTTTTGCATGGGTTCAGGAACAACTATTCAAGCGACCATAAATACAAATAGAAAATATATAGGTATAGAAAAAGATAAAGAAATTTTTGAAACAGCAGAAAAGAGAATAAAAAAAGAATAAAATAAATTTTTATAAAAATAAGAATAAAAGGACAGGTGAGATAACAACACGATTTCATATACACTTTTGAAAAAGTGTTATCAAAACTACACTTTTGAAAAAGTGTTATCAAAACTACACTTTTGAAAAAGTGTTATCAAAACTTACGCCGAATATTATATAATATTTTTTTTACTTTTTAGGGAAATATAGATTATATGAATTATATATATTT